TATTCCAGGTGGTGGCGGTGGTGCTGCTGGAGGTGGTACTCAAGGTAATGATCAAAATGGACAACCTTCTCCTAATGATGGTGCACAAAATTTAGGTGCTGTTTTCTCTGGAAGTGGTGGTACTGGACAAAACTCTGTCTGCTCTGGTGGTGGCGGAGGAGGAGGTGGCGGTGGCGTCGGCTCTGGAAGTGGTATTGGTGGTGGTGGAGGTGCTGGAAACGGTTCTAACGCACGAAGAGAAGGTTATGGTGCTCAAAGAGGACGAAGTGCATTTAAAGGATCTGGTACAGGTGGTACAGCATCTTTAATCTCAGCAGGAGATGCTAGTAATGGTGCTACTGTAGGTTTAGGACAACAAATAGCTGGAACTGCTGGATCTGTTGATTTTACTGCTACAGAAAACCAAACATTTTATGGTCCTGGTGGAGGTGGCGGTGGATCAGGTTCATATTTCTACTTTAATTTTGATGCCACTGATATTAACGCTGGAACTTTAGTTGTTGGACAACCTGGTAATTCTAGTGGTGATGGCGGTCAAGGTAATATTGCATATCAAGTATCAGAGGAAGTTTCTGGTGGAACAACAACCTCAGTTACTTCTGGATTGATTAATAGTGCAAGTACATCCGTTGACTATGTTCAGTCTGGAACTGGATCTGGAGTAAATGGTGGTTTTGCTTCTGTTGATGGTGAAAAATATCTCAGATTTTTTGGAAATGAGGCTATACGATGGGCGAGATCAGTTCCAATTGATGCCACTGTTTCTAACTCAAAAGTATCAGAAATTAATACAGTTAAAATAAGAGTTATTCGTGGTAATGGTAGCAATGGTGGAGAAACACCAAATGAACCATTAGAATTATTTGGTAGCAATGATAATCAGACTAGTTTTGTAAAAATTGGTACAATATCTTCTGCTAATGGTCCTACAACTTGGGAAATAGTTGATGTTCCTTTACCTACAAGTATGAGAGTTAATAATTTAGTATTAGAAATAAGGCAAACAAGATCTGGTGCTGGTAATCCTGATAATGATAACTTTGGTGTTGACTATGTTGCATTTGTTCATAATGAGGTAGAATCAACTGTTACAACATATCCGTCTGCTAAAGCTGATTTAGGAATTGAGTTTGTTACCGAACGTATTGAACCACAAGGAGACCCAATCAACTCTGCTGGTCTTGAGGTAAATGAAGGGACATTTACTCTATCGTCTGCTGTTAAATTAAGTGTTGACTCTACATTACAACCAAACATTGACATTCCGTTGTTAACAAGGTATCATTTAGTTAAGTATATGATCAGAGCTTATTAATGTTACAAGCGAGTGAGAGTGGATTGATCATTGATCCTGATAGATTAGAAGGAAAGTTTGAAGATTTTATTGGTGTATATAAAAGACTTGTACATCATGAGATATGTAATACCATTATATCTAATTTTGAGAATCAAATAAAAATAAATCCAGATTACATATTACAATATGGCAGTGAACAAATGCCACAGAAGAAACTAGCACGTCATGATGTTAGTATGATGTATGATGACATTGATATGGGAACATCTACACATTTCTATAAATATCTGAATTCTGCATTTGAGAACTACAAGCAAGAGTACGATCACATCAATAAAGTTAAACTAGCATCAGTTGGTTTGAAGGTACAAAAGACTCCAGTTGGAGGTGGTTATCATACTTGGCATTATGAAAACTCTAGTTTTAGAGCAGCAAACAGAGAGTTAGCATGGATGGTGTACTTAAATGATATGCCAGATGGTGAAGCAGAGACAGAATTCTTGTATCAGAAGAGGAGATATAAACCACAAACAGGCACATTATTGATCTGGCCAGCAGGTATGACACATGTACATCGTGGAAACACAGTCTTTACCCATGATAAATATATTGCAACAGGCTGGTTCATTAAAATCCCTTAATCACATGGCAGACATACGTGTAGTAGTGCAAGTTAATGCACTAGAAAGAATGATTATAGTTGATGGAAAGACTCAATACATTGAGGAGGATTATTGGAATGCCAATATCCAAAACGTTTTGTATCCATTTTGGACATCAGATAGAGACCGTTTGATTCACTTAAATTACTTCAGTGATGGGTCATATGGTATTGAGAAGAAAAAGTATATCTATGATCGTGCTACAAAAGCTAGAAGATGGCAGACATATCAATGGGTAGAACCAACCGAAGCAGAAGTATCACAGATTGCTGAAAGTCTCAAAGAGAAATACTTTGAGTATCAGGACACAGAACAGGAGATTATTCAAGAAAAACTATACAATGAGTATGGTAGATGGAATAAAGTATCTTGGGAAGGTATTAGAATGATTAGAAACTATCTACTAGCAGATTGTGACTGGACACAGATGCCTGATGCTGCTATTGATGCAGACACAAAAGCAATGTGGACTAAGTATAGAACTAAGTTAAGATCATTACCACAAGACTATGATGGTAAAGAAGCTGATGATGTTTTATTTCCTTACAATCCTACCATGTATAATAAATGGATAACTATAGTAGATGTAGAAAACAATAAAGTTAATGAAGGTAAGGTGTACTTAGAAACAGAAGATCAATTCGGAAGGTTTGAAACAAACACATATTCAGAGTATGCTAGAAGAATCATACTAACAATTGCATCTAACTATAAACTTAAGAACCCTGACGTTATTTGGGCACCTGCAGCTCTTAAAGGATTAGATGATGCTGTGAAGACTCAAGATGACTTAGACAGACTATTAGCACAAATTAAAGAAAACAACGTTTAACTAAATTATGACCGAACAATTAAATATTCTCATTCTCACATTACCAACAGGAGAAGAGGTGATTGCTAACGTAAAAGATCATATTGAAACTGTGAATGATGAAGAACGAAAAGTATGTTATAATATAATATATCCATTTGTATTAACTAAATCAGGACCTATGAAAAATAATCAAGTTGGTCTAATATTCACACCATGGAAGATTTTTTCAGCTGATACATCATTTTTAATTGGTTATGATAAAGTATTAAATATGTGTGCTCCCTTACCAGGTGTAGTTGATCAATATAAAGATACAGTGGATTCATTTATTAAAACTTTAGCAGGGGTAGTACAAAAATGATATCATTTTTATTTTCAATGGCAGGTTTACTGAACCTACTATTCTATATTTTTGCAATTGGTTTTGTAATTTCATTATTATTAGAGCAGTGGATAAAGTTTAGACCTTTATCTGTTGATGCATCAATGAATGAAAGAAATATGTACATTGTACAGAGCAACAGAAAATACTGTTGGAGACAAGCATGGATAGTTAACATCTATTGGTTCCTATGTAATGTAGGTCTATATTTTATATCAAGGAATATGGCAACACCAACAGATAACTTTTGGAACGGCATATGAAACGTAAATTAGTCACTATAGGATTTGTATTAACTTTGATATGGGGAATTCTAATAGGATTACCAAGCATTGCTAGTGCAAATCATCTACCAGTAATGTATGTGCAAGTACCACAGTGGGCAGATGATTGGGCAGTATGTGCTGTAGATATACCTGATGCTAAATGTCATTGGTATGTCATGTCACCTGACAATACATTCGGTGAAGGTTTTGACTGGGAAGAAGCACCATGGTTTGATGCTAATGGTCTGTATGATATAGCACCAATGCAAGCTAAAACAGTTGTTGAAAAACTACAGGAGAAATAATAATGATATATGAGTATGATTTCTTTGACTCTAACCAATTAAAACAAATACTTAGTCTATTTAATTCTGGTAAGTTTGTTGATGGTGCTAGAACAGGTTCTAAGGACAAATTTATAAAGGACAATACACAACAAGCGGACATTGATTTAAACAAGATGGCAAATACTGCTATCACTAAAATTTTAAGAGAGTCTCCCATATATCATTTACATCCACTTAATAAAGTTAGTCCATGCTACATGTTAAAGTATGAACTAGGACAACATTATGCTGATCATGTAGATTATTGGGAGATGTGGGGTAGTAGAACTGATTATACTGCTGTTATTACACTGAATGATGATTATGAAGGTGGTGAACACTTTATTAAGATAGGACCAGAAACTATTGAAAAAAGGTTAGAGCCAGGTAAAATGTTATTGTATCAATCTGACTTTATTCATGGTGTTAGACCAGTAACCAATGGTGTTAGAAAATGTGTCACATTTTGGTTAGAAAGTGCTGTTGCAGATCCTACCATGAGATATTATATTACTGAATTCAATAAAATATATGGGAATCTTCAAGATATGGCAAAGAGAACTAAAATGAGTGACGAGGATTATGAAACTCTATTAGCTCTTGATCACGTACGTTGTGGAATAGTCAAACGCTCTATACAATTAAGATAATATTATGTCTTCGTTAACTGATATCATGTCGTGGGATACTATTCTCACAAGAGAGGAAATGAAAGAGATTGAAAGAATTTGTAGTCGTGCTAGATGGCAGTGGGGTGCTAGTAGTGATCACACAGCACCACATAAGAAGTTCTGGAAGATGGATGTGAAGGGACATGCCATATTTGACACTCATATTCCTGAGAAAATTAAAATCCTCGTACCATTTGAATATGAGATTCTTGATTACTATGTCAATGGACATACAAGAGGATTAGATGGTTTTATGCACAAAGATGATGCAGATTATACATTTCTATTATTCTGCAATCCCGTATGGGATCTCATGTGGGGTGGCAAGACCATGTTTGTACAAGATGATGGTAGATTTGACACTGTATTTCCTAAACCAGGATCAGCAGTATGTTTCCCGTCAGACATTTTACATTGTGCAGAAGATACGAGCAGAGAGTTCTATGGTATTAGAGTTAGTGCTGCTTATAAATTAAAGAAAGTAGAGAACACAGATGCAGAACCTACAGACGTTTGATAGTGCTAGAGACTGGGATCAGATTGAGGCATATGCTTCAACTATTTCTGGTGCTCTAGTATATTGGGAGAACCCAAGATTAGAAGTGACATCAGATGATGCAAAGAAGATTGTACTAGATTATTATAAGATTGATGAAGAAATACCAGCAGAACTAGCTGTCACATTAGAGAGTAAGTATTATGGATATATTGAATTTAGAAATGCAGACATTGCATTTGAGTTTGTGACTGACTATTTTCCTCGCAAGGATGAGGTAAGTGATGACACATATTGGTATCATTGTTATGTTGTAAGACCAGATGGTGTTATTGAATACGATAATGATGCATTACGTAAAGGAAAGAATGTATGAAGAGTGACACAGCATTTATGATACCAGTCTTTTCACATACTGTTGAGAACTGGAGTGATTATAAGGAAGATATTATTAATATGCTTGACACTGGTGATGGTGATGGTCATAAAACAGATTATTTTAAATATCATCAGGAGGGTAAACTACCGCCATATGCTGACAAGTTGTTTGATATATTACAACCATCATTAAAAGAATTTGATGAGATATATCCACATGCATTTCAAATTACAAATGTATGGGGTCAGAAATATAATCGTGGAGACTTTCATCAACTTCATAATCATGGAGCTTTAGGTTACTCAGCAATATTCTATGCACAGTTAGAGGATGATCACAGTCCTACATCATTTTTTGCTCCATTTCTTGACTTTATAGAAGGCAACGTGATAGAATATGTACCTGAGGTTAGTGAAGGAGATATTGTTTTCTTCCCCTCTTGCTTGACACATCAGTGTAGAGTGGTACAATCTAGTACAGAACGTATTATTTTTTCTTTTAATATAAGAAATGCTTGAATTTAATTATGATCTCAACTATAAGGAGCTTGATTTTACAGACGAGGAAACTCGTAAACTTTATCGTATTGGAAGGGGAGAGCAAGGAGTTCTATTGGTTCGCCCTTATACTAACGATATTTGTAATTATTGGAGATTTAAGACCCCTGACGAGGCCATAAAATCATCTAATAAGATATTTGCAATGTATCTTGACTATCGTGATGAGAAAGACTTTATTGGCATGGATATGTGTCGAAAGTTTTTAGAAATGGGATTTACGAGAGCAAGACGATATGCAAATCATAACTCAGGAAGAAAGTATAAGAAGGGTACGAGAGATATATTACAACAGGAAAAAGACCACGCAACGAGTAAATATGCTCATTCCGCAACAATATTCAAAAGAGTACGAGATATTGTGGCGAGGAATGATATATATGTTAAAATGAGAAAAGAGTGGAGAGCATCCGAATGATTAGTCCTTTTAGTGTGGTTAAAAACACTAGAGAGAGTTACAGTATTTTTCATCAAGAAACTTATACTGAAGTCGAGGTTCAATTTGAGGATGAAAAACCAACATGGATACCACTTGAAACTCTATTGGCAATACAAAAGTACTTGTCAAATAAATAGTATTGTATCAGGAGGAGACAACTATGAAAACCATAGAAGATCACATCCAAAGAGATAAGGAACTGGTAACAGACCCTACTATCTCATCAGCTGCTAGGAGACATTATAAGGAGGAATTGCACGAACTTGAAGTTTATGCAGACCACCATCATGACGAGATCGAAGCAGGAGATCATCATGACCCGAATGTCTTGGAACTGTTTTGTGAAATGCACCCCGATGAGCCAGAGTGTTTAGTATATGACGATTAAGTAGTATAAATAAAGTGCAATATATACACTTTATGAATCCAAACAAATACGACAAAATCTTAATCCATCGAAATCCATTTAAACAATACTCTATGCCTGTCGAGGTTAAACCCTATGTCTATCCAAAAACTAGACAGATTGAAATACATTATAAATGCAACAGCGAATTTTACAATCCAACTAGGACACTTTAATTAGTGTCACACACCCCCTACACAGGGGGTTTTTTAATGCTATTATATAAATGGGGAAACAAAACTGGCGTACATCAATGATTCGCTCTTATTGTTATAAGTCCACGTTTTTGTTTCTCGCATCCAATTTTACCCCCTAATATAAATGTCAACAAACGCAAGAATCGGAATTAAACTTGAAGATGGTTCAATCCTCTCAGCATATCATCATTGGGATGGATACCCTGAGTGGTTAGGTGTGGTTCTAAAAACACGTTATGAAACAAAAGAGAAAGTTGCTGAGTTGATAGATGGTGGCAATATGTCATCTTGTTGGTCAGATAATGAATTTGACTA